CTTGCCAAACCTAAAGCATCGCCAGACGGCTCCATTGGACTCCGTGATCGCCTTAGAACTCTTACAGTTCCGGCAGTTAACGGACGCTGGTAGTCGCTTGCCAAGATAGACATCTCGATACACCGACGATTCATTCTTCAATCGCCAATCCTTTTCGTTCATGCCATCACCTGGCGCGTCACTAGCGATGATCCGCTTGGCTTTCTCCTGTGCCTGATCCCAGATCTCAGGGTTGTAGTCAATGATCTCGGAGTAGATCTCGCTGTTGTTCTTGTTGACCACCACAGCAAGCGTCTTCTTGACACCAAAGATCCCCATGTAAGCGTGAATCTGCCACTGATATGTCTTACTCCATCCCTGATAGTCGGCCAGCTTGCACAGTTCCTTAAACCGTTTGTCGTTGGCGCTCTTGACCTCAAGCAGCAGAACTTCTTCCATCGCTTCTGGCAAAACCTTTCTGACAAACCCATCGCAGGAACCAGAGAAGTGTCCGCCAAGGGCGCTTGCTCGATACTGCTTGCCATCCTTGTCAACCGGAGAAACGCCAATGACATTGGTGCTCTTGATGTAGTCAACGACTTGATCCTCGATCCGATTCCCCAAATCAAAGAGCCTAAGCATTCTGCCGTCAAAGCTGGAGCTTAAGCACCAATGAAAGTTGAGCCAAATCTTTCTCTCATCATCATCGCCAATACCACTGAACCCCATGTGTCCACGGTTCCTGTCGTTCTGCTCTGAGATAACTTCATCTATCCTGTTAAATATTGATGCCGATAACATTCCAGTATTTCCCCTCTTTCTTTAAGTTTATTTCGCGCACTTCGTCGAAGGCGCCCCCTTCATTGATTAGCCTAACAGCTTCATCTATATCCCTTGGGACATAAATGTTTTGGTTCGACATGATCTTCCACTTCATAGCTGCCATCTCACCGGCCTTACCGTACATACCCACCATGAGCGCGGTTGACTGAGGCCAGTAAGCACCTTGACATGCGAAGTCAACGCTAAGATAAGCATTACCATTCTTTGAGATCTTCTTCTTGGCGAGGACCGAAGTCACTGTGTCTGTTCTGTAAACAGACTTTGCTGATTCAGGGATCTCATCTGAAAGGACATACCCTTCAACAGATTCGTCTGTTTCAACCAAGTCTGGCGGACCACCTGGCCCTGGTTTAGCCCCAACCATTAAATCTAATTCGGGAAGTTCTTCTGCGACAGGCTTGGCCGCATCACACGCAATGCAATGACTGTACTCAATGTCATTGACACTAAAGCATTCATTGCAGATCCAAATCGCATTTCCTTCTATTGTTGCTGATCTTTTTGGTGTTGCAGTGTCAATGCAACCGTGCCGGTCCATGTTGCCGCCGTAGTCTAGAAGCAAGCAATCTTCTTTGTCAGGCCAGGTACGCATACCCCTGCCACATATCTGGACATAGAGCCCGAGCGACTTGGTCGGACGTAGGATCGCAATGCAATCAGTCCTTGGCGCATCCCAACCTTCCGTCAAGACCGCGACATTACAAAGCGCGTTAATATCTCCCCGCTCAAAGCTGTCAAGAATACTTTGCCTTTCAGCCTTGGGCGTTTCACCTGTCACAAACGCAGCCCTGATACCAGAGCGTCTTAGAAACATGCACATCTTTTGAGCATGAAGAACGGTCACACAAAAGAATACAGTGCTGGTTCTGCCTTTGAGATAAGCCTTCTCAAGCCAGTCTTGAATGATGTTATAAATAGTCTTATCGACCATTGCCAGCTCTTCTAGATCTGACTCACGATAATCACCGCCCTTAAACTTAAGCCTAGCCTTGCTCGCATCAATGACAGCTTCCTTGGCTACAGCAAACGCTGACAACCGGCACAAGTACTTATCCTTGATGAGTTCAGGGATGGTCACTGAGTGGGCAATGCCCTCAAAGAAGTGATCCTTTTTCCCATAGATGTAGCCTTGCCCCATCCGGTATGGCGTAGCGGTTACACCCAAGACCTTTGGACACCCGATCTCTTCGAAGTGATTGATGATCTTCCGGTATCTACTATCCAAGTCTGGGCCTACATGGTGGGCCTCATCGATAATGATGTAGTCAACCGGCAATGATTTATCAAGCCTTGTCTGGGAAGCCAGCGTATCTCGGCTGGCGATTATGATTGGCGCGGTGTTGTCAAACCTTTTTAAGCTTGCAGCGAGCACACCGCAGGGTGCATTCGGCCAAACTGCTAGAAGCTTTTCTTCCGCTTGTGATATGAGTTCTTGCCGGTGAGCAATGATTAAGAATCTGCTAGAGGGATTCCGATTGTAAAGCTCTTGGATTAGCGTAGTGAATACAACGGTCTTACCAGCTCCGGTAGGGAGCACGATGAGTGGGTTTGTAATCTTCTTATCTAACCAACAGAGAGCTTTGTCTAAAGCTTTTTTCTGGTAGTTTCTGAGTTCCATTAGTGAACTATTCCTTCTCCTGTTATGCCGTTAAGCAAGTTGACTGAAACCTTCTCTTTAATACTTTGAATCGATTTATCAACGCTCTCATGATCAGCGAATGTGTATGCGTGTATGAGTGAGTAAGTGCTCATGACCTCTGATATAGCTTCTAAGGTGTAGTCTTTTTCAACCATAGCCCTAAGCCAATACTTTAGATTCTCATAAACAGCTTCCATCTCCTCATTGCTAAAGGTTATTTCTATCTGGTCTATCTCGTCCATGTATCTCTCCTAATAAGGGGTGATCCGTTGCGACTACTGGTGGATCAAGCCAGTGTAAGAAGGTTTTTATACCCCAAGTCTTTTGAAAAGTTTCGTCAGGTCAAGCCTTCTTAAATACTTTTCACCCTTTTCACCCTTTTCAGGGTGCATTTCTTACGCTGACCAGTTCGAAGTCTGGACTGCTGGTTGTGCAACAGGCTGTGCTACGGGTTGTGCAGGCTGTGCCTGTGCTACCTTGGCTGGCAAGAAGCTCTTAATGCGAGCCTTGGGATCCGGATACTCTGGATTCTTAGACTGCTCAATGTCAGTCACAACATTGACCGGCGTGTTCATAACAGAGTTCACAAGGGCGGACCCGAGAACCTGATTCACATCGCCACCGGCAGAGGAAACGAAGCTTTTAAGCCGAGCCTTGCCAACATTTGAACTGCCAGTGATGACAAAGTTCTCCCACAAGCGCATGTTTGCATGGCTTGGCCCGAGGATCTTGAACTCAAACGCAAGGAAAACATTACCTGCCTTCGAGGTCTTCTCCTCGTACTTGATTGCCTCAACGGTGTACTCACCTGGCGGGACAGGACCGTTGTCCGTCATCCCACCGCCTACTTCGACTGCGCTCCAGTCGATACCTTGATCTAATATTCCCATTGGAATCTCCTACTTATTAAGATGAAGCTTGCAGGGCATCTGCATAGCTAGTGACGAATGCATTCCAGCTAAGATCAATCTTAGGCGGTAATGCTACTCTTGATTTGGCATCGAATGCGGCGGCGAATTGCGTATGCAAGGCTCGCTTACCGTATGAAACACCGCGTGTTTTGCTACCATCCTTGATCGTTTCCGTCTGATAGTTTGCAAAAAGGTTAAAGTCCACCCAGTCTTTAATGAGTGCGTTAACATTCTTGTTGCACTTCATTTCCCACCGGTCATAAGACTCATGAACCGCATCGTTAAATGGCTTGATCGCAACATGGCTCAAGAGAATGATGTTCATTGCCTTGTGCCGATGCAAAAAGTTTAAACCATCTAGCAGTTTGACCCACTGTTCTCGGACAGCGGTATAACCTTTGCCAAATCCAGGCGCGTCAATGCTATCCCAGCCATTCTTTTCACACACATGAGCCTCAGTCTTAAGGGCTGCGGCATCCGTGGTGTCGAGCACCAATGACTTATAAGAGTGATCTTCATTGGCCAACGTTGCGATCTGGCTAATGATATCGCTCCACTCATTGGCAAGCGGAAACCTTGCCACACCCTCGATGAAGTTCAGGCCATCCTCTGCCTGAATAAAGATTACGTTAGGGGCTCCTGCTCCGAACGTGCTCTTACCAATACCATCCGTGCCTTGGATATTAATCCTGACCGGCGGCAATGGTTCGTCGGGAATCACTTCCCGTGCCGTAGTTACTTGCTGTAGTAACGACATGTCATACCTCCTTTATTGCTTTGATTTTAGGGTCGCCAAACTTAGCTGACATCGCACCATGAATCTTAGGTAAAAGCGGATGGTCTGCATGGTCCAGACAGAACTGCTTAAACTTAGTCAGGTTGACTTTAACTTCGTTGACGGGGGTTACAAAGGAGGGCCAATCCTCAACAGAAGGGTACATCTTTAACGCTTCTGCTAAGAGTTCTTGATCCCAAACGTAGGTACGTTTGATCTCAAAAGTCACACCTTCTACGGTGCGCTCACCTCCCTGATTGCGTATCGGCTGAACAGCGTCATTCGCAAATTT